TTACATCTGAAAGGATTTCTCTAAAATTTCCTCTATCAAAAGCATCAATAACAAAGGAACCTTTAGGAGCAAGGCCAGTATAAACTGCATTTCTATCAAAAATGTCAGGATTAAATTTATCAAAGTTGGCACTTGATACATCAGTAACTTTACCTACTGCCCAAATATCACCATTACTAGGGTAGTATCCTTTAGAACCAAAGACTCTAGGTAAAGCATCTTTAGTATCATTATCATTTGTTATTTCTGGTCGCCAACCCTGATTCCTAAGGTTGTATTTATGTGTATTAGAAAGAGTAGTAGGTCTCTCATCTATATCTAAACCATCATCTACTCCCCAAATATCTCTAACTTTAATATAGATAGGAGCTTGAGATACTGTTTGAGCAGTAACATTATAAGTTAAAAGGATTGGATTATCTAAATCAAAAGAGGAAACAATTAAACTATTATTAATAACCGCAGTATCAATATCAGCTTTGTTTAATCCTGATAGTGTGAGATAATTACCACCATTAAGGAAGTTATCACTTGGATTAGTTGTAAGAAGATCGATAAACCAAAGTCTATCTGCTACACGAATAACACCAATAGAAACAGAAGTATCTCCTCCTGGAGAGTCCCATTTATGGAAAGATTGTTTACCTGTAGTAATAAGAGATGAAGCTAAACCTGTAGCTTTTAAAGCATAGTCAAGTTCATAGTCTAAACCTAAACGTCTAGATCTAGAACCATCTCTATTTAGTACAAAGTTATCTTCATCTATAGAAGCGTTCTCAGGATACGTTAAAGGAGAGGCTTCAGTAATGATCCCCTTAACGAATGTCCGATAGATCTTCTCCGTGCCCTTAGCCATTACTCTTCCTTAGATTCAGCTTTAGTCTTCTTAGTTTCTTGTTTCTCTAGATATCTATTAATTGCTGTTTCAGCAAATGTTCCATTAGTAAAGATTCCAGTTAATTCTTCTGGTAATTCTCCACCACTAGTAAACTTAATTTTCCATTGAGAGGATTGAGGACAGCGATAAACTTCTATTTCTTTACCATTAGGAGTATTATATTTAGACATTACTCTGCTTTCTTTTTAGGATTTTCAAGTTCTTTAAGAGTTTCAGAATATCTCTTAGAACGTTTCATACGTTCTCTATTAAGCTCTTCTTCTTTTAAGTACTCTGCATTATCTTTATAAGGTTGTGTAGAAGGTTTTATATCAGGATTAGCTTTAAGATACTTTTCAGATTCTTCTTTATCCCTCATTCTTTGAATAACTTCAGCAGGAACTCCATCGGTATCAGGAATAATACTACCTGGAGGTAACTTTTTTTTCTTTTGGATTGGCATAGTAGACATATTAATACTTACCTTTTTTCATAGGTTTTTTAGTAGGCATTTTTTTCATTGGTTTTTTAGTAGGAGTTTTCATTTTAGATTCCTTTTTTTTAGTTGATTTACTATACTTCTGTGAATTAATAAATGCTGGAGTATTACTAGATAACATTGTCATTAGTAGCGTCCTGATGAATTTGGTTTACGACCATAATTAGGATAGGTAATACCATTCTGAATTTTCCAAGATTCTTGACTCATCTTACGCTTTTGAGATACAGCTATCTGCTCTGCTTTAGGATTAGCCATTTGTTTAAGAACTAGGAATGAAGTAGACTTAGCTTCATTAAGAAGATAACTAAACATTTGAACTGGTAAGTCAGGAGTAAAAGAATCACTAAGAGTAAAGGCTACAGATCGTTTACCAAAACATTGAGTCTTAGCATTTACAAGAGTAGATTCTACATCAGAGTTATACCCATCAAATACAAGAGTATTATCATCAAATGAAGTAAAACATTGTGGAGCACGATCATTATAGATATTTAATTTAACACCTGTAGCATCAGTTACTACAATAATATTAGAATCAGTACTAAGTCTTCTGTATACAATATCTAAAAATTCTTCTGGAGTTTTATAGTCAATTGTAGTATATCTATTACGAGTTTCTCCGTCTTTTTTACAATCGTATTTAATCCACTCTAAATCAATGATAGTTTCTGGCATTGCCATATGAGTAGGTTTAGTTGCTGTACCATTACCATCTAACTGGAATAACTCTTTTAACCAAGGATAGTCTTTACCATCAATGATATTATAATAAGATGTTTTAATAATCTGTGCTACTTGAAGAGCTTCAGTACTATCGTTAATGGAGTTAACCTCATCTGAATTCATGTCAGATAAGATATCTTGTACCATATCGAGTAGTGTCATTTTAGCCATGATTATTCCTAGAGTTTAACTGCAGTTAAGCCAGATTCAGTTACTGTAATAGCTGTACTAGATGATGTAGCATCACCACCTGCATATATTGATAAAACTTGTCCAGCTGTTGCTGTTATTAATCCCAAAGCTGAGACATGTAATCTATCAGCACCATTACTGAATTTCTGTACAGTAATTGTTCTAGCACTATTAGTTCCGTCAAGATTATATTTAAAATTATAAACTGTACCTGAAGCTAGAGAAGCACAGGTAAATTGAGCATAGAAATTAACTAAGTAAGTTCCTGCTTCAGAGAGTGTGATAGTACCATTAGCAGCACTTAAAGTAACAACACTGGAAATTCCAGCTGTCCATTCTGCTGTTGGATTTAGTTTAGCGTATGCTGACCCTGCACTAAGAGTCTGGGTGGTTACACCAGCATCTATATAGATTTCTCCGTGCACTTTGCCTGATGGATATGTCCAAGCACCAGACCCTGATCCATTAGCTACATAAACTTTGCCTGATACGGCAGAGGCTACGCCTTTTGGTTCATGTAAGTCTGCATCAGCAATTAGTTTATGTTGAATAGTCATTTAGAATTCCTTAAAGAAAGGGAGGGCCCCTACTAATGTAGAGGCCATACCCAGTTTATTACTTAGTCCTTATTGTAAACATACTTAACAACAATGCGACCAGCGCCTGTTAATAAGTCTGATACTGTAGGAGTTACAACTACTTCACCTGCTGTTGTACCAATTGTTTTACCAACTAGAGCACCAGAACCAGTAACTAAGTTACCAGCAGTTCCAATAGCTGTTTGTGTTGCATTAGCTGCAGTGATTAAACCATCAGCATCAATTGCACTACCAGCTGATGTGTATAGACCGATGTCTAAGTCAGTAGTAGTAGAAGTTGATGTGAAAGCCACGTCAACGATTAACTCTGCAGATATAATAGTTGCACTTGCAGGAATTAAATGTTGAATGTTAGTTGAACCGTAGGTAGGAAGATCATTATAATCAAAGTCCCATACTGCCCATTTAACTAAGTCATCGCAAGCTTCTGCACCTAACTTACCGCTTGTAGTACGAACACCGTAGTGATTTACTACACTTCTCTTGCTGTCGATTTCAAAACCCATGTTATTCTCCTTAGTATGTAGATCCGCTAGTTAAAATAACACCAAGTGTATCAACACGTTGGGCACCGAAACCGAATCTAGAAGTAACTTGATATTTATCAGCACGTTCTTCTTCAGATCTCCAACCTTCAGTCTTAGGAGCGCGTCTCCAAGCATGCATGATTGGTTTAGTTGAGTCGTCAGCTATGCTCATAAACACATTAGCAACGTCTCCTACTTCTGCTGTATCATTAGCTAAGCCATATGATGAAGCGTTTAAAGCCTCAGTAGCTGTCTTAACTGCTAGACGATTAGAAGTCCAAATGTCAAAACCAAAGATGTTTTTAACAAACTTGTGGTCTTTAGCAAAACCTTCTGTAACGATACCTTCGAACATTGGGTTCGTAGATACGTTAACTAAGTTAGTGATGCTGTTTAATGTTGCTTCAACAATCGGATCAACAATAGCGATACGACCTGCTGTAGGAACATTAGCTTTATCAAAGGCTAATTTCATGCCAATGAAGTCAGATAATGTCATAACGCGTGTTGATGCAGAAGCACCACCAGCTACCCAACGATGTGGACGGCCGTTAACTAAGTTAACATTAGCGTTAGTTTGAGCTAGGTTAGCTACAGATAAGAAACGTGATTCGTGGTGTTCACCAAGAGCACGTGTTGATTCCATTGCACGCATAGACATTAATGAGTCTACTTGAGCACCGTCTTCACGGAGGTCATCACTTACTTTCCATGCATCACCAACGTAATCAGTGATAGCAAGTGTGATAGTACCTGTGTCGATAGGACTAAAGTTTAATGGTGTATCTTCAGCTGCATCTTGAATTGATACTGTACCAACTGTTTTGATGTTTAAAGTAGTGCCAGAACCGAAGTCTGATACATCTCTCCACATACCCTCAGGTAGTAAGAAATCATGTAAGTTATCAAGAATAAACTGTGAATACTGTTGTGCCTCAATAAAGGCAGTTGTATTACTAGTTAATTGTGACATATTATTTCCTTAGTTTGATAAGTTTAGTTTTGCTTTTTCACCAGCAATCTTCCATGCATTGACTAAATCTTTAGTCGTTGCACCTTTTTTAACTCTAGCACTAAGAGTAGACGGATCTACTTTTTGAGTTAGAGCTTGTGTATTAACAGAACTAGAAGGAGTTCCTGCAGGAGTAGGTTTCACTTCTGCTAAACCAGCTAATCGTAATACTACATTGGGAGAGCTAGTTGCTAAGCTATTTAATTGCTGCTCACTTAGACCATTCTCTAAAGCTATATTTTTATAAACAGTTTCAGCTTGGTTTCCAAACTTCTCAGTAAACTTAGAAGCTACTTGAGAAGCATTTGACTTTGCTTGTTTCTGTTTTTCTTTAAACTCTAAAGTTTGATCAACTAGTTGCATAAGTTTATCTTGATCGAATTCAACACTTTGGGGGTTTTCCTTAGGTTGAACGCCAGACTTAATTTCATCTAGTAACTCTTCTGTAGTTTTACGTTTAGTCAACTCTTCTTTCAAAGTAGCAAGTTCAGACTCGAGAGTTTGAATATGCTTCTGAGCATGAGGAACTGATTTTAACGCATCTTCTATTGAAGAATACTTTTTACCTTCACCTACTAATTCAACAGCTTCGGTCGGAATCTGGAACTGTGGTTGTTGGCTATCTTGGTTTTGACCTTCGTTGGTACTTGGGTCGATTTGGTTATTATCTTCAGACATTAATTTTCTCCTTTGTCAGGTAATAAAGACTGAAGTTTAAGAAATGCTTTTTGGAAACCTAATTGAAAGGCTTGATATTCAGCCCAAGAAGGAAGAGAAAAACTCTCTTCATCTATACATTTACGTCTAGACAGCTCTACTTGGTCAGTGATATACGCTTTAAGTAAATCTAAAACTTCTTGTTTTGATAAGCTTTTAGCTTTCTCAGATTTTAAATCCATAGAATAATTATAACATAGTTTTGACGAAAAGTCAAGTACTAATTACATTCCAGGAGTTTGTGCATTTAAAAGATCCTCTTCAATAGGAGTATTTTGTTGTGTTGCCATAGATTGTTGAACTTCATTAAGTAGCTTTTGAGACTCAGCTTGTTCAAATATAACAGCATTATCTTTAATAAATGCGTATTTCTCAAAGCCCATATACTCTTCAACCATATTTGCAAGACGTTTAGCAGAAATATGAGGAGCAATTATTTGTCCAATAGGACTATTAAATACACCTAACATATTTTGTACTAACTGTGCTCTAGCTGCATAATGTCTAGCACCAAGAGGACGTAGTTTACCTTTAGCAGTAATATCATCTTTTGTGATAGATAAGAAATCCATAACTCCAAGATCATCATCCATAACTCTAGCAAGTTCTACCATATCCATATTACGTCTAGCTATTTCTAGCATAGTATTAATAATAGGTTCAAGGAACTCAATCTCAAACTTGTTAACCTTATGTTGGAATATACGACCAGCTGCATTTTGTAATTGCTGTACTTCAAACGCTGTCTTCTCACCTGGGGTTCTAAAGCCCATAGCTTCTTTAGGAGCTCCTGCCATCTCTTCCATAATCATTAAGATAGCCGCAATCTCATTATTAACTTGGAAAGCAGCAGAGTTAGGAGGTAACATTTCAATAGCCCCATCTTCAGGGATATGAATAGTAGTTTCTGGACCCCACTCAAAAGGTTCTACATCACCTTTAACAACCATGGGGGGATGAATTGTTAGATCTAGAGCATCAGCTTTTAGATTTTCTAAATGGTCTACTCTGTACTGTAAACCAACTAAGTTATCTAGAGGACCCATACCATAAAGGTTATCTGGTCTTTCTCTCCAGCCTACATGATGTTTACTATCAGTACCTAACCAAGAAGGATTCTCAATATTACGAATAACATAAGACCTATCAATAATAGTAATGAGTCTATTTTCTAAAAGATCACCATTAACTTCATCATATAGATCTCCTTCGAATTCAAGAATCTCTACTAAGCCTGATTGATAGTATTCTTGTAAAGAGCCAAAACCATCTACAAGAAAGCCTTCTGCTTTATTAATATCTTCCATTTTAAAGGCAGAGATATTTCTACGAACATTAATAGCTTTTTCAAAAGCATCTACATCATAGTTAAGGTCAGGTCTATTTTTAAGATCTTTCTTTAACTCACCTACTGATTTAACATAACGAGTAAACTTTGGAGAACTCTTAAATGTTACAGCTGTTGGATTAAATACAATATCAAATGGAGAAATTCTTACTAGTTTAGGACCTTTGTATGTAGTAATTTCCTCACCAGTATACTTATCTATATGGCTTTCATTTACAAAAACCACATCAGCAAAAACGTTACCATAGTCAATATAGTCAAATACTAACTGAGCAACGGTTTCTCTAAAGTTAGACTCTCTTAGTTTATTCTTAAGATAAGCCTCAATAGCTTTTCTCTTTTTCTGAGTACTTGAGTTTAAATCAAACCCTTCCCATTTTAACCAGTCATCATTAGGAAATAGTGCATCTAAATAATTAGCATGCAAGTTATCTCTAATCTGAGTAAGTTTAGGGAGAGTAGTTTTATTCTTCCAAGGTAATTTACTATTAGAAGTTTTAGTAGTATCCGTAGCAAATAAATAGTTACGGAGTTCTCTCCACTCTATTTCTTTATCATTACGTTGAATCCACCAATTATTATATAAACCTGCTAATCTTCTAGCAATGGAATCTCTGTTTACTAGTTCTCTAAATTGTGCTACTTTCCCTGCCATAATTTTTCCTTAGTAAGAAACGCCACCAAAGCGGCTATGAGTAACTATATTTTTACCTATTGAAAAAGCACCTACTCGTTGCTTAGGTATCATTGCGATAGATATAGCATTTGCTAATGCATCTTTAATGTCATCATGAGGAGGATGTGCCATTACTAGCTCTTCTTCTAATGATTGACAATTACCACCTTTATAATGCCAAATCTGTAAATTATCATACTTAGGTTCTAATACTGTAGCTACACGCTCATACTTATCACCTAGTGATCTTGTTGGTCTAAACTCATCAATAGAAAGAGGTATACCATTTGGTTTAAGGTAACTCTCTTTTAGTTCTTTAACGATTGTTTGTTGAGCTACAGTAACCTCAGCTCTAATCTTTCTGAATCCCCATTTTTCCCAAGCTTTTACTATGTGGTCATAGTATTCTACAATCCGATCAGTCTTGAATCTATCAATATCGAGTACATAGTAATTACCTAGGTGATCTACACCTATAGTAACTAGGGCAGTATAGTCAGCCTTTTTACGAAGAGAGAAAGCAAAGTCAATAGCAGCATAAATATTAAGCTTCCTATCTCTAATATACCAATCTCCTTCTTTATTCTGAAGTATAGACTTATCAAAGTACTGAAACTTGTCTGAACTAATTCTTGCAGTGTCTTCACTATTTGGATTATTATAGTATTGAGCATAGAATTGTGTAGTGTCAATATATTTAGCTCTAATACGAGCTAACTCTTTATCATCAAATCCAAACTTTTTACCATCTGCTCGTGTTTGTTTAGGCCAAAGGAACTCTCCACTAGTCTCAACCACTCTTTGGAACAATTCATAGACTTCTTCTTCAAAAGTTATATCACCATCATCACCGTAGAGAATCTCTTTCATTCCTACCATGGTATCATATATGTCTTTTGGATGGTACCTAGTACCTACAACCCATTCTCTAGCGCCCGGATTTTCAATGGAAGCAAGCTGAGAGTAAGCAGATTCAACTTTCTCACGACCATCAGCTGTATAAGCGTTGCTAGGAACAACAATATCGTCAAGAACCACAACGTCAGCATGAAAACCTGTGGTATTAGATGTAAGGCCAACAGCTTTGCAAGTCGCATCTCGAATCCCTTCTAATTTACGTTGAGGGTGGTCTACTGCAATCTCAGATACAGCCCACTTTTCCCGTTTACCTTCTTCTATATTGATCATCTCAGGCCAATATCTACGGTAAATAGGACTATCAATAATCTGTTTAATAGCGTATAATTGCTTCTCAGCTAAGTCAGCAGTAGCTGATACATATAGAATTGTAGTCTCAGGTTGTCTAGTAATCCACCAGGCTGTTCTATAAGCAACTAGTTTACTCTTCATGTGTCCACGAGGAAGTAGAACTAACTGATTGTTCTTACCTTCTGAACGAGTCCACCATTGTATTAACTCTTCATGTATAGCACCTAACATTAAGTGGGGTGCTACAAGTTTAATGAAAACTGATAAATCGTTCTCAGCAGACTCTTTAATTAAGTCTAATTTATCTTTCATTATTTCTTATTTTTATTTCTAGCAGATATAGCCCTTGCTTTAGATTTAGCATCAGCCTTAGAGGATGCTCCCCAAGCTTTAAGAGATAAGAGTAATCTAGTAGGTTCTCCATTGGGCTTACGTTCTGGTCCTGGCATACCACCCATACGAGCTAAGAAAGAAGCTCTACGAGGATTATCACCAGATTTAACAGGGGCCTTTAAAGTGCCTCCTTTATAGGAAGCTCTTCCTTTAGCATTTAAGCCACCCTTAGGATTCTTACCTTCTTTTCTTGTCCAAGCTGGAGTACTCATTTTATCTAAACCTCGCTGTTTTCTTTGCTATATTCTTTGGTTGTTTAACAAACTGTTTTCCTGCTTTATTACCTTGT